CTCCCAAACAAGAGATTTATTAAAATCAATTAACTCAAAAAAATTTACCATTTCTCTTTTAACAATTTTTTCTCTTTTACCAAATACCACATTGTTGCTAATGGGAAAACTGTCAAGCCAGTTTTGTTGGCTATCTAGAAGGTTATAAATAACTAGTTTTTTCTTTGTTATATAAGAAAGTCCTAAAGCCGTTTCTAAACTAAAAAGTCTATTTGTAAGTCCTGCATGGTGCAATCTGTAAAATAAAAAGTTATCCATTTTGTTTTTTTATCCATTCGTATGTTTGTTTGATTCCATCTTTAAGAGACATTGAATAATCCCAGTCTAATTTCTCTCTAACTAGATTATTATTAGAGTTTCTGCCTCTAACTCCTAAAGGTCCAGGGATGTGCATTTTGCTCAAAACCTTGCCCTCAATACTGCAAGCAATGTCTACCAACTGGTTGATAGTAACCATTTCCTCAGACCCAATATTAACAGGTCCAGTAAAATCTGATTCCATAAGTCTTCTTGTTGCTTCTATGCATTCATCTATATATAGGAATGATCGAGTTTGTTCTCCATCCCCCCAAATTTCTATAAAGCCATCTGCTTGTATAACTTTTCGACACATTGCAGCAGGAGCCTTTTCTTTTCCACCATCCCAAGTTCCTTCTGGGCCATAAATATTGTGATAGCGAGCAATGGCGACTGGGATCTTGTTATTTCTATTAAAGGCTAAGAACATTCTTTCGCTAAACAATTTCTCCCAGCCGTACTCGCTGTCAGGATCTGCAGGGTATGCATCAGACTCCTTAAGTCCAGGATTATTAACATCTAACTGCTTATAGTCAGGATACATACAGGCAGAACTTGAATAGAATATCTTGGTTTTATTAATATCATATTTTGCATTAAGTCTTGATTGAGCCCTAAGCAAATTAAGGTTTATGAGTGCAGAGTTTTCCATAATTTGAGAATCGTGGTCTCCAGTAAAGATATATCCAGCGCCTCCCATATCTGCTGCAAACTGATATATTTCATCAAAGGAATCTATTAACTTATATGGAATCTCATTATAAAAATTTCCCTGATAGCCTTTAAATTGAATTGTTTTTTCAACATTTTCATATACAGATAAATCTCTTTCAATAAATTCATCTGCTTCTGTTTCTGAAAAATCTGGATGTTTTAAGTCAACACCACGAACCCAATATCCTTCTACTTTAAGTCTTTTAACCATGTGGCTTCCTATAAAGCCTCCTGCACCAAAAACGAGTGCTGTTTTTTGTTTCATTATGCTAAACCGTTTTTCAATGCTCCCCAAGTACCATTGCCTTTTGCTTGAACAATGACTATTCCAGGATTTCCAGCGTGGGCAACAATTCCTATTGCGACACCAGAGTTTGCTGGTTTTGCTCCTGATGAGTCATTTGCTCCTGAAACAAGTCCTCCAGTTTGCCCAACATATAAAATAGAACCACTTGAGAATAGTGAAGTATTTAAACCTTCAAGAACTCCTCCAACCACAACAACTCCATTTGCATTATTTGCTATGTTTGTTTTTGATAAACCTAATAGTGTTTGTGTAGAAGATCCCGTTAATTTTGTAATTAATGTTCTTGCAGATCCAGAACTGTATCCAGAAGCATATACTGGATCTCCTGCTGAAATTAATGACCCAGTCTCATTTCTTACACTAATCTGAAAATATGAAAGGCCTAATGGAGGAAGAATCTCTTCTAGTTTAGTTACTAAATCTTTAATGTCTCCGTGTACGTTCACGTCATCGCTTGCTAAAGGATAAGGTAGGCCTAAACCGTTTAATTTTGTTGCCATAGTACTTTTATTATACCATTGTTCAGAGTTGACTTTTAGGGAAATATCGTGATATACTAGTTAGTAACACCTACCAAGGTGTTATTGTTTTCTAAGGAGGAAACTATGATTAAATTTATCGAAAGAAACAAAGAGATCATTAGCACACTCAGTATCGTAGCACTAATAGCGGTTACTTCTAACGCTAGTGCTTCTTCAGATCTTGATACTAAAAACAATCTTAGCCTTGAACAGGCTCAGACATTGGAAACCGCCTCGAAAGAGGTTTTTTTGGTTTCTAAAGCAAAAAAACTAGAGAGTTTTGAGAATAAGACATCTCTGACCGATCTAGAACTAAAAGAACTGCTTTCGCTAGTAGGCTTCAAGGGTAAAGACCTTGTTGTGGCTTGGGCAGTAGCAAAGAAAGAGTCTAATGGACGACCATTGGCCTTTAATGGCAATCACAAGACTGGCGACTCGTCTTATGGTATGTTCCAAATTAATATGATCGATACACTTGGTCCTGATCGTAGAACTAAGTTTGATCTTGAATCAAATGCTGAGTTATTCAATCCCGTCAAGAATGCGGAAATCGTATTCTATATGACAAACGGGGGAGAAGATTGGTCTTCTTGGAAGGGCATTACTCCTAAGACCAGAATGTGGATGAGCAAGTTTCCTAATTAATAAATAAATTTATCGGCCTTGAATGGCTTTTTAAATTTAAGATAAATCCTTATAATAAATTTTTTTATTGTAAGGATTTTTTCTTTATTTTTCATATAAGCCTTTTATTTTTTCAAAAAATATGTTTGCTACTCCATCAGAATAAGAAAGTCCAGGGTGCGCTTGATCTCTTCCAATTTTAAAAAAGGGATTTTCTTTTTCATCTTTATTAGTTGCAGCAAGATGTATGTCTGAGTCTTGCATAAAAATAAAATTATTAAAGTTTTGTTTTTTATAGAAATCAGCATCAAGATTATCCCAGGTAGACCAAAATAATTTTATTTTGTTTATTTCACAATATTTTTCTAAAAAAGAAATTGATTTAAAAGAATCTACTCTTCCAGTTTCTTTATGTTCTTTATCTATTTTATATGATATTAAAAGTTCATTATTTATATACTTTACAGTTCTTTCAGATTGCGGGAAAAAACAAAAAATAGTTTCTGGAAAGCCAAAACTTTCACAATATAACATTATGTTATAGACTATATGTGAAGTAAAACCATTTAAAAACCCTAAAGCAAAATATCCATCTAACTTGTTTTCAGATAAAAATTTTTTATACAATTTACCAGACCAATTTTGCATATATGGTAAAGATTCTCCAAAGGTAAATGAGCATCCAGCAAACAGGATATGGTTATATTCATGATTTAATTTAAAATTATCGCACCTATGTCCATAATTATTTAACTGATAATCTATGTTATTTAAATATTCCTTATCAATAAATAAATTTTTTCTATATTCTTCTCCATAGGTATAACTGTATTTGGTGTTAGGAAACATATTATCATATGCTGGAATAACAGTTTTTGAAAAAAAATCAATCATTTTTTATTTTTAACCATTGTTCTTCAGACAGTTCTTTTCTTATTACTCTTAAATAGTCTGGTCCTTTTGTAATCCACCAATGATCTGGCTCTACAAAATGAAAAAATATCATTGCAACATTATTAGTTTCTGGGTTAGGGAACTCTTCTCGCCAATGCATTTGATCATTTCCGTAATAAGCAAGTGCTTGGTTAGGATAAAGACAATAGTTTTTGTCTTCTACCCATAGATCCCATGGCTCATTTTGATAAACACACATATCAAGAGTATACGTGCATGCATTATCATCCTTGTGCTTATAAAGACTTGGTAAAGGATCCTGTCCTTCGTAATGTGCAAACAGTGCGTATGATGGAACTAGTTTATCACTTTGAAACACTTTCCTTGCAGTATCTGTTAACTTATTTGCTAACTCACTAAGAAATGGAAGTTCAGGTTCTCCGACACAATATCTGCTAAAACCAGGATCAAACCCAAAACTCTTAGGATTTTCTAAATATGTCAATAATTTTTTGTAATCGTCGGTACTTAAAAGATTATCTAAAACTGTTGGATTTTTCATTATCTCATCCAAGAAACTACAGCGTATCTTTCGCCTTCTGTTACTGGAGACACTGAGTGATTGTATACAAAAGTTGATGGAAACACTATCATCTGGTTTGCTTCTGGCTTAAAAGAAATATCAAATCTAGGGAATATAAGTTCTCCTCCTGAGTAGTTATCATTCACGTAATAGGTTGTAGAAATTCTTCTATGATAGTCTTGATGATCGTCAATGTGGTTTGTAAATTTTTGACCAATTCCATATTTTAATACGGCATAAGAATCATGCCATGGCGCTTCGGCTCCAAAATGATTTTTGTAATCTCTTTCAACTGGATCAAAGTTTTCAAAGAATAAATTACTTAGTGTTGAATTAAAAGAAGACTGAAAACTAGTAAAATCTTCAGAAACTTTTCCATAATAAGGAACCCCAAAAGTACTTGTATCTCTTGAGTTTGTGTTTACTCCAGGCTTGTCATTGTCTTTTACTTGTGCTGGAGTCCACATAATTTTTGCAGAAATAAGTCCCTCTTCAATGTCTTCACACAGAGTTTCACTATTAGGGATTACGTTGCTATAAACTATTATTCCTGGCGCTATTTCTTCTTTTATCATTTTACCATTTTTCCAAAGGACAAGTTGCTTTTTCAAGTTTAGTTTTTACTGCCATAAAGCAACCACACTTTTTACATTGTTTGGTTAACTTAATAAGTTCTGGACAAGACTGACAAATACTGTATCTTTCTTTTGCTTTTTCTTCATCTGCCCAATCAGTATTAGGGTTTACAATATCCCAAGGCCTTGTCTCTCCAAGCATTTTTTTATATCTATCTAAAGCATTTTCTTTTTTATCTGACATTTTACTGACTTTCTATATTGTAAACATACTCGTAAAGTTCAAAGTCAATACTATTTAAATCTAAAAATTTTATTATATCTTCATCAGACAAAGATGTTTTAATATTTTCTGTTGTGTAAGTTTTGTTTGCAAATAAAACAGAAGAATCATTTATATTGAATACTTCAGAACTTAATGAC